TAACTATCTCAGTTGGAAACTGAGCTTTCTGTTTTTCAGGCATATTTTATCTCCTTATATTTTTTATTGAATAGTATATTAATAACCTATACAATATAACCAATTATTTAAAACTACTGGGGATTTTAATATCCCAGTTTAAATCATTATCTTACTGTGGAATTATGCTTTTCCAACAGCGTCACGAACTCCGTACAAACCAAATGCTGCGAGTAATTGCCAAACTACATCAGGTACTGCTTCTACAACACCTGCTGCCTGTAATACTCCAACAACTCCAGCAACTACTGAAGTCCATATTGTCTTTGATTTCCACCAAGCTTTATCTGCTATGACTGCCATAATTAACTCCTTATATTATTTATTTTTATTAGAATTGTAGTATTGCGTAATCGTAACGAAGTGTTATTGCAATATCTACTGGATCAGTTCCTGAACCCCAATCTAAATCATTAAAGTTTGCTGACTGAATCCATGCTCCTTTAAGTGTCCATTCTTCAACTTTATCACCAACTGGACCTAACACATTAATTGTAATATCTTTTTTATAAAAATCTGAATATCCATCTCTACCTGTTACTGATTCGTGTGATAGCCTAACCCATTCCATAACTGCTTGTGCTCCACTCGGAACAACTGGGTCGTATAGAGTAACTTCTAAAGTTTCCCAAGTTCCTTTACCTTTTACAAATCTTTTTACATTAATATGATTAAGTTCAATTTCTTCAAATGTAATAGTTGGTCTACCCGTAGTTTTAATAAGATATGCAGGAATACCTTCAATGTACATGATGTACCGATTTTTCGTTTTCGGTTCAAACGGTGTGAACATAATTTCTGAAGGATCTAATAAGTCTGGCATCTGTATTCTCCAATTTAAATTTATTTCTAACTCTACATATAAATATCATAAAAACAAAAAATATTCATTTTAACTTTTTAGTATTTCTTCTAAGTTTTTTAGAAGTTTTTTATTTCTACTCATTAATAAATATATTGTAGCAATAAAAAACCTCTCATTTCTGAGAGGCTTTTTATTAATAAGATTTCCTTACGCGTACTTACGATGGGAAAGCTGCTCCTGTAGGTAAGACAACGAAATCAAGTACAATGAATTCTGCTGTACGAGTTGGTTGAATAAAAATTTGACCAACTAATTGATTTCTATCTATCACATCAGGTGTATTATTTGAATCATCCATCACAACTTTAAATGCTGACAATCCAGAATTTTGTTGTACCGACTCTAAGAACGGATTAACAATATTCAAGAAACGAGCTCTTGTTGCTGAATTATTTTGTTCAAACAATAAGTACCTTGAACTTGAAGCAATAAACTTCTTAAGTTTAATTAACAATCTACGAACATTTACACGATCAAGTGCTGATGGTCTTGCTTGGAGTGTTTTCTGTCCCCAAACGACCACACCTTGGCCTGGAAATGAAGCTATAGGATTGATTCTTTCCTCATACAAACTATCTCTTTCTAAATGAGTAAGTCTTGTTTCAGCTTCTAGTACAGTAGTCAATCCACCACGATTCAAACCTGCTGGTGCGAACCATTCGTGTGCTACTTGGTCGGTATATGCAATTACACCTGGAAGTACCACTGAAGGTGGGACCCAAACTGGAAGTGAAGTAACTCTATCAACAATCTTTACCCAAGGGTAATAAGTAGCTGTATAGTTAGTATCCATAGTTTCTACTCTACTAATTGCAGTTGCTATAGAATCTCCCTTCTTCGAAGGATCTACTATGTAAAAACAATCACCACGATTTTCACAAACCGAAATAGCATCAAATGACACTTTACTATGTAAACCATGAATAATACCTGGAGTTATAATCATATTAACATCAAACTCATCTGGATTACTTATAGCTCCAAGTGCACGTTTATATGCTACTGAACCACTACTCTTAGCTCCACTACAATCAAATCCCATTACATTAGTAGTTGTGATATCTGCTCCAGTCAACTTAGATTCTGCTGGATTATCACCATCATATCCACCCTGAAATGGAACTGAGAATTGTCTCTGTGATGTATCAGAATTTTTAAGAGTAATAGCCGTATCTTCATCAGCTGCTTTACCGTCAGATCCTTTCATATCACCTAAACTGAAATCTGCATTACTTCCAGTATGGAATCCATTAGTTGGACCTAAATACAATCTATTATCAAGATCTTCAAGATCAACACCATAAAATATAGACGAATCATATGTGTCATTAGTATTAGATTGATTAGTTATAAAGGATGCAGTTGGAATTTTAGCTGCATGAGTTTCAGTTGAAGATAATGGTGTTTGTACAGCTTTATGTCCCCAAGGAACTGTTTCCTTTGGATAACTACCTTCATTAATTGGACCATAAGAATCTGGATCAATATAAATATGTTTAGATCTATTTGGCCAATCACCATGATGATATATTTTACCATTAATTGTACCACCACTACCATCACCAATAGTTGCATATCTATCACCAACAAGTCTTGGTAAATAGTTTTGATGAGTTGGATCAAAATTACAATTATCCCAATTTTCAATAAGGTTTCCAAAATTAATACCATACTCAGCACTATATACTCCTAAAGTAAATGTACCATATCCTTCTGGATCTGCTACTTTTGAAGGATCTTTAATGTTACTAATACCAACAAAGTATTTGTTATTCACATATAATCCATGTGATCTAGTTTTTACTTTAAACAAATCTAAAGGTTCAGCTCCTTCAGATACTATCACTGGAGTTTCAGCTTCTGAATACGGAGTATCAAAATCTAAAGTTCCATGATAAAGTGATCCTGTCGTCAAGTTATGAGCTTTTTGTTCTTGTGCAAAGTTCTTATACAAATAAACTGGCATCACTGCTGCTGCCTTTCCTTTTTCAGCTTGAGCATTAGATCCAAAAACTTTTCCAATGTAATCTTCAGCATCTTGATCATCTAATTGAAAAGACCAAGTTGATACAGCAACACCCTTTTCTGATAAATTACTACCACTTATGATAATTGTTCTATCATCTGATCCTGATGAAGTAAGTATACTCTTAGATAAATCTATCGTACCATCTGAGCCACCCTTAGAAGGTGCAAGTACTGCAGATATGTAATCCACTGCAGCTGCTGCATCCACACCATCTGCAAATTGCGAAACTGATCCACTTCCAAAATTCTCTGTAATGATAGTATTACCATCACTTCCAGCTACAGTTTGATGAAATGTAACTACGCCAGCCCCATTATGTGAAGCTGATATAGCCAAACCATTAGATGCTGATACCGCATTAACTTTTACTGCTAAAGCAAGACCACTTGCTGCCTTGGCAGATCCAGTTGAAAAGTAAAAGGTGGTACCAGAATCAGTTGTCAATGGATCTTGATCATCCATCTCAAATTTCAATCCTGTTCCATCTGAATCAATTAATGTACATGATTCTCCATCTACTCCATCACTAAGATTTGTAAAAGTAATTGACCCTGTAGCTACAGATTCCGTCACCGTACCCCTCTGTTCTCTAATTGCAATATAATCTGCTGTATACCCTGTAAGGTCAAGTACACGTACAACCGTTACAGAACCTGCACTACGCAAGTACTGTTCTACCGTATAGGGTGTATAATATCGTTTATCTGTCGATCCAAAAACTTCTTCATACTCTGCAAAGTTTCTAACCAAAGTTGGCAAGAAAGCTGGACCCTTAACTGTTGGTCCAATTATACATGCGCCAATTGAGGCTATTCCTTGCGGAAGAAATGATAAATCGCGTTCACGAGTAAATACACCTGGCGATACTATTCTTTCTGCCATTGTTTTTCTCCTAATTTAATTTTAATTGAGTGATATATAAAACATTCAACTATAAATATTAAATTAAATTCTCAAAATACTATTTTGGGAATGTTTTTTATTCAGACGGAGTAAAAACTCCAGTAGCTGGATCTAATGAACCAGGACCATACTTTTCATTAAGGTCTTGTACTATTTTAGCTTCATTTGATTGAATCTCAGCATATCCTTTTTCAAGTCCTTCTTCTGCAGTATCAAGACCATCTAATTGTTGTTGCAATAAAGTTCTTTGAACTTTTAATTGACCAAACTTTAAAATTGTATCTTGATATGAATTCTGAAGTTCTTGAAGTTTTTGAAGTTCATTTTCATCAAACTTAACTTCTGAAGCTTTAACTTCTTCTGACTCTAGTTTTTGAACTAATTTAGATTCTTCAGGCATAACTTTTATTCTCCTTTATTATAACGTGAATGTTATATTCTATTGTAAATATATATCAGAATATTACCTTTTAATTAGATTTTTTTTTCTAATTCTTCTACTTTAATTTTTAATTCTTTAATTGACTCTATAAGAAGAGCAATTATATCTTTTTCGTGTACTCCATATAGAAAATCTTCTCCATATAGAGCATTTTTTGTATCAGTTTTTTGTGCAATTGGAACTGATATTTTATTTAATAATTCTGGAACAACTTTACCAACTTCTTGTGCAATAAATCCAAGTTTTCTTCCTTCTGACATTGGTTGATAAGTATTACCCTCATTCTCAGTTTTCCATTCAAAATATACTCCTGATAATTGAGAAACTTTTTCT